CTTACGGGACCATCGTAGAAGTCAGCAAACGAGATTCACGACCTCGTTTGTTGCAGGGAGCCACGTACTAACGGCTCCCGAGTGCGAGACAGCGCGCACTCTTGTTCGAGACTTACGTCTCAGGGTGAACGGCCTCCTGGAGTCAGACCCCAGGAGAGCCGCGTACATGAGTACATCACTGTACCCCCGTTTCTCCCTAAGCGGTGTATCACTACACGGCATCGGGAGGAGTTCTTTCCAACTCCACGCGCAAAGGTTAGAATTCCACCTAGCGAATGGGGAAGTTAGGAACTCATCTAAGTCACAAGTATAAGCGGTATCGTCCGGACCGGAAACGGGCCGAGCGAAGCGCAAATGCTTCGGAAGCAAGGACTTGACATAAGTCCGTGCCTCCAGGAAAAACGCAGTAGTTCGCGTATTCCGTTGACAAAGATTAATGAACTTGAAAAGCGACGAGATATTATCGAGTCGACAATCAAGTATGTATGGACGAACGTCCTCACCTTCGAACCAATCCCTACCGCAAGACTCTCGAAATGGACCCTTCAAAAAGGTCTTATTCGTATTACACGAGAAGCCAAGCTCCTCCAAAAGAGGAATGAGGCGACTCGCAACTGACTGGCGCACGACGATGTCATCACCGTAGACGAGAAAATCTTGTCCACCGTTTTTGGCACCTGACGCGATACAGGCAGAAGCGAATATGAGAGTCTCAAGAGGGAAACAGAAACCATTGCCCATACTGCAAAATTTCTCATACCGATGGATACTATCATCGAGTGAGTATTTAGCAGACCTGGTTGAGTTCAAGAGATCGAACCAATCAGGGGGGAGGAGAGAACGTACGACCTCGATGGATATTGAGTCGGAAGCAGCACTCAAGTCAATCGTGACGTACGGATCCTCTTGATTCGGAAGGGACCCCAAGCGGGCCCATTCAGAATTAGAACTCTGATCAGACAAATCGAGACCGGCCCTCTTCAGGCGTTTCCGCATGAAGGAGTCGACCCCTTTCTGAATGAAGGAGTTCCACAATGGTTCAACTGCTATAGACCGATAGGTCTTAACAGTTTTCGGAACAAATGCTATCTTGTTGTAGTCCACTAACCGACACTTCTCAAAGAAGGCCTCGTTGAAGAGGTCTCCATCGGCGGAAAAGAAATCCTTGCCGTCTGGTGTATTTAACATACCCCAGATAGTAGGTATTTCCTTCGCCGAAGTGCGGGCATAGTAGTAAGCACCCGGTCCCACGGTCCAGTCACCAAGTAGCTTTCGCTGTAAATTGGTGGCGTTTCCATGGGTGCCGATAGCTGCGCCAGGTCCAAAGCCGCACCCCTCATAAATCGTAGCTAGCGGAACATCCGTACCTAATAGGTATTGGATGTACGACCGCATACGATGGAGAGGCTCTTGGAGGCGTGACACGAACATCATGTCACGCATTCTTCTATTCTGCTCAGCACAACGCTGTTCAGATAGTAAGAACTTTTTACGTGCTTCTTCCTCTGGGTCAAATGTATTCAACTCAGAGGGGAAGTCGTATTTTCTCACAAGAGCGGCTAGCTGATTCGCCACGAAATGTTCCGTGGCGGTCGAGTACGACTGTTCGACCAAAGAATCAGCATGTGCAACTGCCTCAGCGATACGACCGGACCTCAATTTTTCATAAAGGTCCGGTCCACCGCAAAAGGCAGTGTCATTGGAACTAACTACAACACTGAAAAGCTCAAGATACGCTTTCCAGCTCCTGTCTTGCAACGCTCGGTTCAGTACGTTGACTGCTCTTAACGTCTTGGGGGACATATTGTTCTCCTTGATCGCGGGCCACAAGGCCCAGAATGACAATGGTGAGTGCGATCAAAACCGCACAAACCACAACTGTAGCCGCTATAACAACGGGTACAGAAGGTTCACGTGGGGAATCCATAACAGGTTAGAAATTCACCTGTTGAGACTTCACGTGAGACTTGAAGGACGCGCTCGACAAGAACGCGCCCATGTCATTCAGCAGAGCGTCAACATCCGCCGCGGCGAAGCCGACAGGAACGTCCACATCGATCGACACGCGTGCGTCACCCGCGAGGGTAGCGGCGCCTGTCAACGTCAGTGTACGGGTCAGCTTAGCTTGGGTGCGACCGACACCGCTGTAAGTCAGCGTAGCTTTGGGCGACGTGCGTTTGAGTTGCAAGTCGTCCTTGACCGAAACGGTCTTCGCTGCGCCGATATAACCAACAACATTCTGTTGGAAAGAATCAGCAGTGTAGGTCTTGGTGTTGAAAGTAAGAGACATAGGTACTCCTTAGTTGAAGGTTGAGATAGGATGAACCTATCGAAAAACAGAGGCAAACCTCTGGTTGAGCAACGCACTCGCGTCGAGACACCTAGTTAAGTTTTGGAAACCAAAACTCGACTTGATGACGAGGCGCGGAGGTGACATCGCTTGCCTGCTCTTCTCTACCCGGGTCACGGAAAGTGACCCGGATACGCCGCGGTCCAACACATAATTTGGATCAGAGCTGGTAGTGATACCAGCCGAGTACAGATTAGTGGTGGTACGGTGCAAGGAGACGCAGGAACCGAGCTGTGTGAAGCCAGGGGTAGGGGCATAAGCCCCAATAACATCGCCTAGGTTAACAAACCAATCAGCGACGAAGGAGAAAGGTACAAGCTCCCACGGAGTGGTGAGCAAGCCTTTCAGCGAAATGCCAGCGGCAAAAGCTTTGTCGATGACATACTCATCATATGAAGTTGCCTTCACGATGAGTTCATCAGAAATAGCAAGATTAACTGCGTTCCTGATGACACCAACGGACGTATCTCTCGATTCGGAGTGAACCCCGGAAAGAGTGGTACGAGCGCGGGTGCTTTCGCGTACTACCCTTGTCTTGACGTCCAGCGAATCCATAATACCAGAGATATCCTGCATGAGGGGCTTCATACCATAACGGTATAATAAGTATGCATTTGCCGCAGCGTCCACCTTTCCGCGTAGAGAGACCTTTTTCAAGATCTTCTCACCAAGAAGGAGGGACTGCGACAGCATACCCAAAGTCCTATCAAGCTCGGCCATGCTCTCAAAAAGGTTTTGCTTAGAGCGTCCCCGTTCTGAAAGCACACTGGTACTAACCTCGGACACAGCATCAGCAATATCGGAGGGGTCGATCGCGAGCGCAATGCTCGGAGTCCACCCCACAGACGGTGCCGATGAATATGACCCACCGTAGGAACGAACGTAAAAGGGAAACAAATTACCGTTTACCTCCCACGTGTCCGTCGGAACAGAAGGATTGTGACACAGATAACCCGTGCCAGCACCGACTGAAATGGTGTCACTGACGCTATGCATCGGGGAGAAGAAAACCTCTCCCTTAGCAGAACGCCGGTGATAACCAGGAGTGACGTAATCTGTCATAGACCGCCGAGTACCCGTGGAGCAAAGAAAGCCGTAATTATAATTCGTGTTACCACGATATAATTGGAAAACTTCGCTCCCCGGATCAAGGCGATCATCGACACGATTACGAACATTCATGGTACACCTATAAGGTTAGTTATGGAAACCCTGCAAAGCAGGTCGTCGGGCCAACGCCCGATAGACGCGCAGACACCCAAGGAACTCCTCTTTGTCGATACCCTTTTAAATATCGACACGCTCCATCTTTCGATCCTTATAAGGATAAGGTTGGTGGAGAGCGGTGAAACACAAGAGAAGAACCAAGGATGC